CTAATTTGCTTTGATTAAAACACTCTCCATGATGTTAGCCGCTTCCTCATTTTTGCTGCGGAAAAAGTAAGCATAGATATTTAATGTGGTGGTCGCATTGGAATGTCCCAGAACCCCGGCAACGGAGCGAGGGTCCATATTGTTAGCAATCAATATGGAGGCTGCGGTATGACGTAAATCGTGTGGGGTTATATCCGGGGGAATCATGTGGCTGCAATCCTCTGCCACATATTTGTTATACAGTTCTATGATTCGTTTGAACTGATGGTATGGGCTTGAAGGATGCATCTGAATCCCATTTTCCTGCGTGAAAATGAAATTCTTATCAAATTCTTTCCCGTGGTATCCCTGCCAATATGTGCCGCGCTCCATGCTTTGGCGCATTTGTTCCGCTTTCCATAATTTCAATATGCCCGTGACGACAGGCGGTATAACAGGAGTGCGTGATTTGTTTGTTTTGGTCTTTTTCTGTATTATCTTTCCATCCACATAAGCTGTAGAGTTTTCAATATTCACGGTTCCGGTATCTAAGTCTATATCATCCCATGTAAAAGCTATATTCTCACCACGTCTATCGCCAATGAACAGGGCCAGATAAAAGTAAGCCCGCCATTTTAAAGAGAGCTTCCAGGACGTTTGATATTCTTTGATTGAATATACTTCCCCTGATTTGTTTTTACGCTTACGGCCTCCGTATTTTATCGTTATAGGGTTGTCTAAGGCCCACAGGAACGCTTGTGTTTGTTCTATGGTAAGATATTTCACCTTGTACTCTTTCTTTGGCCTGTGTCCCTTGCTTTGCTTTCCAGCATAGATTAAAGGGTTTATGGTGAGTAATCCCTCACCAACGGCATAAGACAATAAGCTGCTGACAATGGCGCAATCCCTTGTTATGGTGCTTTCAGATAGCCCGCCGGGCTTTCCGTCAATCCTGGCTCCGTCCTGCCTTAAGGCTTTGCTGTAATCCTTAAGGTTCTTTGGGATGATGCTGCATATCTTTAAATGACCCAGGCGTGGGACAATGCGCAATTTCAAACAGTTTTTATAGCTGGCCCAGGTAGTGATGGACATAATATCTTCATCCGGTTTTCCAGTAGGTTCATTGTCTTTTAAAAATAACTCAGATAGTTCCTCCAAAGTCATGCGCCGGCCTTTAACGTTTTGGCCTGATTTTACATCACGTTCAAAATCCATTACAAATTGCTCCAGGGCCTTTTTCTCCTGTTTTGGGGTCATTCCTGGCTCTGGTGTGAATGTGTCCGTTTCAAGTATTTGGGTCCCATCGGCTCTGCGCCCATTGCTAACCGTGACTTGATAAGAGTTACCGCGCTTTCTTACACTTGCCATAATATCCTTCCTTTCATCTGCTGGGCGGCATGGATGAATGGAAAATTGATAGTTGGCAATAGTGGTTAATTAGTCTTTTTTCCTGTATTCCGGTATTTTCGTAAGTAATTCTAGCTGTTTAATGGTTCTGGTTATTTCTTCGTCAGCTTTCTTTTGACCTTCTTCGTTTAACATTGCATAATATTGTGCGAAAGAATCTCCTATGCTTCTTAAGGCTCTTTCCAGATAAGCTGATTTGAATATGGATTCCTGCGGCGTCAGTTCTTCTCCACGGTCAGTTTTCTGCATAATTCCATTAAACTTCAAATCATCAAGATTTTTTTCATTATGGATATCATCATTAGTGTGTAAAGGCGTTGTAAATCTAGGAACAGTTGTCATTTCTGTATCTCCTAGAAATCTAGCTCTATTTTCCCATGATTCAGAAGTTATATCTGGTAGTGGAAAACTATCGTCTAATAGTATATAAAGAGCAATATCAAACACCTTTGCTATTTTCTTCATTGTATCTAAATTAGGTTCTCGTTTTCCATTTTCCCAGTTATAAACAGCGTTTTGCGAAACATTTAAAGAGTCAGCGAGTTGTTTTTGAGTTAGACCTTTATCCGTACGTAACTTCTTTAATCTATTTGGAATATCTGACATACTCGCACCTCCTTTTTAAACATAATAGCAAATTGGTGTAATATTTGCAATGCTATATTGACATTATAGCGTATTGGTGATACAATGTCAATATAAACACCAATATGGTGTAACCAAGGAGGCGAGATAGTGAAGCTTAGTAGAGACAAAATAAATGTTGCTATGGCGAGAAAAGCCCTTACTGTTACGAATCTGGCGGAAAAGTATGGAGTGAGCCGGGCGCGTATGAATGTCATTTTAAATAGTCGTGAAGTCACAGCAATATGTGCTGGACGTATGGCTAACAGTCTTGAAGTTGATGTGACTGAAATTTTAGAGGATTAAATCATGCTGGGCGGCATGGATGAATGGAAAGGAGCAAGCTTAGATTTATGACAAAAATAGAAATGGTTTCCAGATATGCGGACTTGGCGCGGCAGCGTTCAGAACTTTTCTTGCAATCTGGTTCCGGTTGGAATGCGGATATAGAACGGCGGGAAAAGGCTATTCTTGGCGAGATGGCGGCATTAGAAGCGGCTATTAAACTTCCAGTACAGGAGGAACAGGCCATTCCAGAAATGCTTACCATCCGTAAGGCAGCAGAGAGAACCGGGTTATCTTATGATTGCATAAGAAAATTATGCCTCCAGAAGAAAATAACGTTTGTTATGGTTGGAACGAAATATTTAGTCAATTTTGGCAAACTGGTGGATTTTCTGAATGGACAGGGGGCTAATGCATGAGGGCTAAAGAATGGCGGTGATTAAACTTGAATGGCTGGGTGAGCTTACATAGAAAAATGTTAGATAATCCTGTAGTATGTAAGGATTCGGATTATATGGCTATTTGGATTTATCTTCTGCTTAATGCAACCCATGCGGAAATTCCTGCTATGTTTAAAGGGCAAAAAATAATGCTTAATCCTGGTCAACTGATAACAGGCAGAAAGGCCATTTCTGACAAATTGCGTGTCACGGAATCGAAAGTGCAGCGTGTCTTAAAGTGTTATGAAAGTGAACAGCAGATTGAACAACAGACAGGCAATAGAAATCGCCTAATTACAATAAAAAACTGGGATATGTACCAAATGTGTGAACATCAGAATGAAACGCAATTGACCGACCATCGAACAGCCAGTGAACGACCAGTGCACACAAACAATAATGTAAATAATAAAATAAATATATTATGTTCGCCTGGAGCCGAACCAGATAAGACGGGAGATAATAATTCCGACCTTGAACAGATGAAAACAGACTTTGAAAAGATTTATGCCATATATCCCAAAAAGAGGGGAAAAGCAAAAGCATTTGAATACTATTGTGCTTATGTGAAAAAAGGGCGTTGTATCAACAAAGTTCGTTATCGGCTGACTAACAAGCAAATTTATTTGGCGGTTCGAGCCTATACCCGTGAATGGGAGGCAGAGGGAACAGAGATATGCTTTTGTAAAAATTTCGATACATTTATGTCAAAGGCTATTATTGATTATCTGCCGGGGGAGGATGATTTATGATTGTTAATGCGGAGCAAGCGCTTATTGGCGCTTTGATGATGGAACCACGGGCAATCAAGGATTGTAGGAGCATTCGCCCTGATATGTTTGTTGATGCGCTGTTAGGACGGATATATCTGGAATTTTTGAGAGCTCATGATTTTGGATATCAGGCCAATCTTGTTACCCTTGCAGCAAACATTACTGATGTTTCCCAATCTGAATTGCTGAGTAAATTAAAAGCGTGCAGTGATTCAAGCGTAACAAGTATGGCAACTGGGGAATATGCGGAAGTGATTAAAAACACATATAAGGCCCGTACAGCCACGCAAATTATCAACGCGGTACAATTCCACCCCTCTGCCGTAGAAAAGCAAATAGGGGAGACTGTGAACGCTCTGGAGGCATTGCAAGAGGATGATAGACCAAAGGCAAAAAGCTTAAGTGAGATTGTTGACGAAATGGCCCCAGGATGTTTTGTAGACAGGGAACGGGATTTTCTTTACACGGGATTCCCGCGATTGGATGATTGTCTTGGTGGTCTGGAGGGTGGGGATATCATTGTCATTGGAGCGCGCCCGGCAGTTGGAAAATCTGCTTTTGTTACGCAAATACTAACAAATATGGGAATTCAGGGCAAGCGGGTGCTGCTGTATAATCTGGAAATGACAAATAAGCAGATGTATGAACGACTGGTGTCGCGGCAATCTGGTATTATGATGAACCGTATCCGGCAGGGAAAGGCTTTCCTGGGGGATGAAAAAGAACGGTTCCAAAAGGCCAATACGGAACTGAAAAGGCTGGATGTGTGGATATCAAGCGGGGTTAAATCCGTGGGTGAGATACGCAGAGAATGCCAGCACATGGGTGCTGATTGCATCATCATTGATTATTTGCAGCTTATAAAGGCCGAACGTCATTACGCTAACCGGGCGTCAGAAGTGGGCGATATTTCAAAGGCAATTAAATCATTAGCAATGGAGTTGAACCGGCCTATCATAGTCTTATCGCAATTAAACAGGGCATCAGAAGGACGGCAGACAAAAGAACCCACTATGTCGGAACTGAGGGAATCAGGTGATATTGAGCAGGATGCATCAGTTGTTATGCTGCTTTGGAATCTTTCAGAAGAAAATGAAAGATACAAAGGGGTGAAGGTAGAGAAAAACCGACAAGGGAAAACAGCAAAATTTCAAATGGAGTTTGTTGGTGAGGAAATGAGTTTCAAAGAAGTAGAGGGTAAAGATTTTGATTTCAAGCCAGCAAAGGAGAAAACACCATTTGATTAACAGGGGGCCGATGTGGTAAAAAATTCAGAGGTACAACAGGAATTTGAAATGTTCGCAGACGTTTGGAAGCTATTTAAACAGCGGCTTCCAGTAGGCAAACCGGATGATGATGAATACTGGGAGGAAACCGTAAATGCAGTTAAGTGTTTCATGATAAAATATCCAGATTCATTCAGCAAGGATATAGCAATGGCGGTGTTGACAGAAATCGAAAGGAGGGGTAAGCGGTGAAGATAAGAACCCAGGACGCAAGACAATACATTGAATATGGCGAAATATATGCAGAATACAGCCACGATGGTAAAGGGGCAATGGTATATGCCAGAAGCAGGTTTCATAACGGAGCATTGTTTGCGGGAGCCTATGAGGATATGACGAGGGCTAAAGGTGTTCTTTATGAGGTGGATTTAGCATATCAAGCCGGGCAGAGGGTCTTTTATATGCCGGCAGAATGAAAATTACATAGCAGTATGATTGTATAGAGCCAGACGCTGAGACGCAGAGCCGTTTAAGGAAGGGCTTTATTTTTTTTACTATAACACAAAGAAAGTGGGTGATAATGTGATTGTTATTGGAATAATGATTTTTGTGGTTATTTGTGAACTGGCGGCGATTTATGAAAAGATGGAGGGTAAAAACAATGAATAAAATAGAAATGGTTGAAACGTGTTTGAGCGGATGCATGAAGATTCTGGGAGAAACGCAAAATGATTTGCCGGGTGTTGCGGCAGGATGCATGGAAAAGGGAATGGAGTCAATATCCGGGTTTATGCAGAATACGGTGACAGAGGATAAAGCAAGATTAAAGAAAATGATAAACGGAGGTTATAGGAATGGCAAATATTAATTTTGATGATGGATTTGAAACATTTACAATCAATGGGGATTCCAACCGGGTTATAAAGATAAATCCAAAGGATGGAAACATCCTAATCCGATTTGATGAAGCTATGCGGGACTTAAAAAACGAATCGGAACGACTTTCAAGTATCAAAGTTAAGGCAGACGGAAGTCCTGTAGAGCAGGCAGGAATATCCCTGGAAGAAAGTACTTCCAGACTTGGGGAGTTTAACCAGCTCATCAACAACAAAATGGATTATATATTTAATGCCGATGTAAGACAGGCTGCTTTTGGGAGACAGTCCCCGCTTTCCATTGTTGGTCCAGATAACCGCTTTCTGTTTGAGATATTCTTAGAGGCAGCTTTGGAAGCGGTTCGCGACAAGCTGGAGGCTGCAACAAAAGAAATGGAATCCCATGCAGGAAAGTATACAGGCCAGTACAAACAGGCAGCAGACAACGGGAGCAAGTACCCATTCCCTGTAAAGTAGGTGTTATATGAGTTCTGATGAAAAAATGATTGAAGCAATAAAAAAGATTTTGTCCAGGGGAAATACGGCAGAAATAAAAAAGCGAAAAAATGATGTGATTATCCTGGAGGTAGAAAAGAAAATTACATATCAAACTAATAGATAGAGTGGTATCTGTTAAAGGCTAAATGGAGCCGGGAATTTTGCGATATATGCAAGATTTCCGGCTTTTTCTGTCTCTTAGGAAGTGAGGAACTGGGATATTGAAAGCAGATGGAAATATTGTTATTGATACAAAAATCAATTCAGATGGGATGCAGCGTGGTATATCAGAAATTAAAGGCTCCATGACAAAGCTGGGGGGAATAGTGAAAGGCATCGGTAAGGCCATCATTACCGCTTTTGCGATAAAGCAGATTGTGCAGTTCGGTAAAGAATGTTTGGAACTGGGGTCCGATTTGGCAGAGGTACAAAACGTTGTAGATGTGACTTTTCCTAGCATGACAAAACAGGTGGATGATTTCGCAAAGGCGGCGGCAGATTCCTTTGGGCTTTCTGAGACGATGGCAAAAAAATATGTCGGTACATTTGGAGCAATGTCTAAATCCTTCGGCTATTCAGAAAGCGCGGCCTATGATATGGCTACAGCATTAACTGGGTTAACAGGTGATGTCGCAAGTTTCTATAATTTGTCGCAGGAAGAAGCATATACAAAATTGAAATCCGTGTTTACGGGGGAGACGGAATCGCTTAAGGAATTAGGCGTTGTCATGACACAAAGTGCATTAGACCAATATGCCCTTGCAAATGGTTTTGGAAAAACCACCAATAAAATGACGGAGCAGGAAAAGGTTGCCTTACGCCTACAATTTGTACAGAACCAGCTTTCAGCGGCAAGCGGTGATTTTGCCCGTACATCGGATTCATGGGCCAATCAGGTAAGGATTTTTCAGTTAAGGTTACAGTCTTTAAAGGCTACGATTGGACAAGGGCTTATAAACCTGTTCACGCCTATTATAAAGGCAATAAATGTATTCCTTGAACGGTTGTCAACAGCAACCACGGCATTTAAAAATTTTACAGAAACGGTAATGGGTAAGAAGTCTGTAAATAGCGGAGCTGCACAAGCGGCTGGTGAAATGGCAGAGGTACAGGCTGGATATGAGGGCGCGGCTGATGGTGCGGAGGACTTTGCAGATGGAGTAAAAGACGCGGGAAAACAGGTAAAGAAATCATTGGCACCCTTTGATAATTTGATACAGATTCAGCGTGATGCAGAGGAAGGTTCAGAAAATACGGGAGATAGCAGTATAATGCCACCGGGATTGTCTCCTGATGAACAGCAGACAGAATCACCGTTTTTAAAGAATGTCATGGAAACCCTGGAGGCAATCAAACAAAGGCTGATTGAGATAGGGGGAATCTTTCAATCCGGGTTCTGGCAAGGTCTGGGGGATTATAAGCCTGTCCTGGATTCAATAAAAACAAACATAGCAAGCATTGGCAATAGTCTGAAAGATATTTTTACGGACCAGGGCGTTATGTCGGCCTTTAATACCATGTTGGATACCATTTCCTACAACTTGGGAAGAACTGCCGGGTCGTTTGCCAGTGTTGGACTGACAATAGCTGATAATCTGACTGGAGGAATAGCATTATATCTTGAAAGTGCAAAGGACAGAATCAAGGGTTATCTGATAAGTATGTTTGATATCACATCAGAAATCAGTACCATAGGCGCCGATTTTGCGGTGGCTGTAGCGGATATTTTTTCAGTATTTAGAAGCGATACGGCAAAGCAAATCACGGCTGATATTATAGCAATCTTTGCAGATATATTCATGGGGATTACAGAACTGTCAGCAAAGTTGTTCAGGGATGTGTTGGACACGATTCTTACCCCATTTGTAGAGAACAAAGATAAGATAAAAGAAGCCCTTACAAATACGATGGAGCCAATAAAAACCGTCCTTGATTCTATTTCACAGGGCATAACTGAGACATTCGAGAATTTAAACAAGATGTATGACGAGCATATTGCTCCGCTGTTTGAATCTATTAAGAATGGGCTGTCTGAAATCCTGGGGAATCTGCTGGATGGTTATAACAAGTACATTGCCCCAACCCTTCAAAAACTGGCAGATAAATTCTCAGAAGTATATGAAGGTACGATACAGCCGCTTATTAATAAAATTATTGAGCTGATAGGGAAAGTTGCAGATTTAATCAAGGTAATATGGGATGAATATTTAAAGCCTTTACTTAGTTGGATATCTTCCAACATACTGCCCGTTGTTGCCCCTATACTGGAGACAATAGGCACGTACCTGCTTAACCTGATTGACACGGCGGCATCTGTTTTGGATGGGCTGATAACGGCCTTTTCTGGAATTATAGATTTTCTGACAGGTGTATTTTCTGGAGATTGGGAAAAAGCATGGGAAGGTATCAAGGAAATATTTGGAGGCGTTATTGATGCCATTATGGGCCTTGTGGAAGGTCTGATAACGTCACTAGGCGATTTTATTAGTGGAGGGCTAGAAAGTATTGGCGCAATCATAGAAACGGCGCTAAACGGCCTTTTAGGGGCGGTAGAGGAAGCATGGAAGCGTATTTCCAGTACCGTCAAGGGATTATGGGATGCTTTAAAGGGGGATGCACAGAATATATTTGAAGGAATCGGACAGGCGATAGAATCAGTGTGGGATTCTGTAATGAATAAGACTACTGAAATATGGAACAGTATTGTGACGGTAATAAAGAATACGATAGCGAAGATTGTTTCAGGTATCGAGGGCATGGTAAATTCGGTGATATCCGGGATAAACAAAATTATTGAGGCAATCAATAGGGTAATGGATAAGGTGGGAATTGCAATCCCTACCATCCCTAATTTGAACCTATCAGGCAAAACCAGTTATCCGGCCTCTGCCTATGCAGCAGTACCATTTAGAATGCCAATGCTTGCAACTGGTACAGTAGTGCCACCACGGGCCGGAATGTTTGCGGCTATCCTGGGAGACAACAACCGTGAAACAGAAGTGGTATCCCCGCTATCAACTATGAAGCAAGCCCTTAAAGAAGCACTGGCAGAAAGCAATATATCCAGCGGAAACCAAATTGCTAAAGCAGAGCTAATACTTGATGGCACAAAATTTGGTCAGCTTGTGGTTAAGTTCGGGAACAACGAAAAGAATCGTGTTGGTGTAAGAATGGTAACGGAAGGAAGTGTATAAATAATCCCGCTGTCGTTTTTAAATGGGTGATGGCAGCGGGAAAGTCACATTGCTTTTATTATATCAGAAGGATGGTGTATAAGCAATGAGGATAAGGGACAAGAGCTTAAGCGATTACGGAATAGATTGCAGCCGGGCGGCTGAATTAGTGGAACTTGCCAGACTGGAAGAAAATAAAGGCTTAATATGCAAGGCGGCTGATTTAAGTAATCCAGGGCTATCTACATTTATTATTGAATCTCTCACACAAAAAAGGGGGTATGACCGTATTTATATTAAATCATATATTCCCGCTAAACGTGATGATTTTTACGCATACCGCAGGAAAGCATTAGCATTGTTTAGTCTGCTGCTGGAAGGGAAAGCGCCTATAATACCGAGGGATAGGAGGATACGGAGAAATCCGCATAGTTAGTAAAATGGCAGGAAAGGGCATTCTGGTTCGTTGTATAGGGTAATTCTTATATTATGAATAGATACTTTGATACTATTATCGGCATTGACAGGGGGTCCTTCAATGGGAATACCTTATTATGTGCGGATAAGAGAGAAAACTATATAGCAAAATTCGAGGTGATAACATGCAAAATAATTTGATAAAGGCCGGGAAAACAGTACAATATTTTACTATACTGGCAACAGTCACCTGCTTAGAAGGGCAAGATAAATATGAGGGCATGTTGCTGTTAAGACAGAAAGGAAAGGAGTGTGCTAGGTATGAAGCAAGCGATATTCGGATACTGTCAAGGAGTAAGGAAACGGTATATAAGCAATTGAAACAAATTACAGAGTTGTACCCACCAAAAGAGGATATACATATTTTAGACCTGGAGGAAAAGGTATGAGTAATATTACAGAGAGATATCGGCTCTCGCAGCTTATGAAACAGCAGGAGACGGGAGCCAAGAAGAAAAAGTTACGATGGAATACCCCGGCAGAGGTGCGGCGCTCACTGGCCCGCGTCAATAATTGGGTGGTCAATGGAGAAATAACGGCAAAGGAGGCGAATGCTATATTTTATTCGGCTAATCTTATTCTTAAAGCATTAGAACAAGAAAAACAGTGATATCACCAACTTATCGTAACGTGTCGGTGAGACAGGCACGTTGGAAATGCTCTTGTCGCTGGGGTACGCAAAACAGTCCATCACCCAGGCCGAGCACATCTGCATATTATCGGAACGCGGCTATGCGAAGCTGATTAAGATAATGAATACTGGCCTGGGGCGGTGAAATACCAGGTCAGTGATAGCATAGTTTCAAATTGCGCAAAAGTGCGCACAAAAAAACAGGGAGTAGACTTAACTTTGTCCCTCTGCGGGCATTAGCCTTAAGCACAAATACGTTGGCGAATGCACAAGATGCACTAAAATGCATACAAAAAAGCCCAGGTCAAAAACGTAATGTCATTAAGCTAAGATATTAGAGGCATAGCAAAAAAACACAGAGTGTGAGTTAAAGTCGTAGCCTGTGTTTTTTTGTAATATTTTAGTTTAATCATTACATGATTCTAAATATTTATCCCAATAATTTTCCGTGTCCCCTTCAAGCTTGTGAAGCCATAAATACATCATTACTACCTCAATTTGTTTTTTATGACCTTTAATAAAAGGTTTATGAGCATACCTAAGATAAAAACTGTTAATATTAAAAATATTATTTGAGGTTCTAAAGTTATATTTAAAACCATTGGGATAAACACATTCATCTGTTTTTATTCGGCATTGTTTAGGCCATGACTCGGGGGTATCCCAAAAATAAGATAGATAGCCTGCAAGTCCCATAACAAGATTAACATGATATTGTTCGAGTGTACTATTTAACCAATCGGTTATTTGCTGCGAAAAATTTGGTATATGAATAGGATATCGCTCTGACTCTCTCCGGTGATATTCTTTTATAAATTGACAAAGCAATTCAGTTTCATTTTTAAGATATGCGTGGTCCTTAATGATTTTTGCATAACAGTCGTAAGATAATGCGCGAAATTCTGATTCCTCATACATAAAAGGGAAAGCTTCGGACTGAATTAAATGATATCCGATAGTTCTATTTATCTGGCAACCATAAGCATCGTATATGGACACTAGCCAATTTTGAACGGCGTGGCTATAATTTCTTAAAGACTTTTCATATTTTCTTATTTTTTCATTTTCGGTTATGGTATGTCGTTCCGCACCTTGAATAGAGAGGTATTGGTCGAAATACTCAAATATATAGTTTATGCATGTACGAATATTATTTATTTTTTGGCTAACATCAAATTCATTAATACCATCTTCGGTTTTCCTTTTCTCTATATATTCTTCTAAACTCAACATTTGCTTATCTCCAATGAAATTAAAGGGATGAAATTAATAACGCACCTCTAAGATGGTCAGTCCTCCATCAGTTCGTTTATAAGGTCCCCAGTGCTTCCGGTAAAAAGATGGCCTCCCCCCTTCTCTAGCTCTGAAAATGCTTCCAATGTTTCGGCGTTGGGTATTTCATCTGGGATAGCAGCTCCTTGGAGATATGGGATTATGAAAACAA